GTTAGATGGTAATCATCGCGATAGTTATCGTTGAATCCAGCAGGATCCCAACGAATAACAAGTTTACCGCGATGTAAACCGCTGCAAACCACCTCAAAGACATACTCCATATCCGAACGCCAATACTCGAAAGGATTGGTGGTCCAACACGATGGTGTCATGTGAACTTCGTCATTAAATTTCTTATACAGCTGAGGTGTTACCTCAACAGAAAATAAATGCGTTCCAGGGGTTTGCGACTCCGACCATTCGAACGTGGTTAACAAGCATTTGCGTTTAGCAAGCTCAGCAAGTTGCACGTCTTCAGGACCCTTCATGACCGCTTTGTTGCGAGTCAGGGCCAATGGCTGGATAATATCCTTCATGTCACCTGTGGCAGCGTCTGTTACGCGATCCATCTGAGGTGCAATGAGAGGAAGTTGTGACGTTCCTACGCTCACGTTGGGAGATATTGCACGTGCAAACACGTTAATGAATGCACTGCCTTCCTGACCAGTAGCGTGGGCGAGTTGGTTGATAGTTTGGACTGTAACCAAACCCGCGTTATTCCAATCCCTCTCGAGAATATCATAGAAGGGAATGGGATAATTGTAGGGAAGCGTCATTGATCCACCACTTGATAATGCTGGATCGAGAATCACATGGGATCGCTGTGTGGCCTCAACCAGATCAGCATCGACTCCTGCTCGGTGCAGTAGTGTGTTGTCTTGGTTGTGTAGAGGCACATACGAGCAAAGCATTCGACCCATCATCATCGGATTTCCCGATAACGTGAATCTTAGCTCTAATCCCATGCAACGCAAAAGACGGAAGTGACCCAACCGATTGGCTAGGACACGATCCTCAAACAATAAGGACCACGGATTAAACTGGATGAATTCCGGAGTGTTATGTCGCCATTCAATTGTGGCAATCTTCACTTCACGGGACATCAATTCAGAGTTATCCAAATAGTCCGCTCCTTGTATGGCAGATCCAATACCCAGGTTAGCCATACCATGGCCTGAGTGTTCACTGTCGTGAACGAGAAAATCATTTGTGTTACTAGAAGCAGGATCTATACACCATATTTGCACAGCGAACCCAAACTGGTGCAAGGCGTGTTTCATTGGTTGGCCACAATAGCCGTCCAAAGGCAAAGCCTTAACCGCCGTTACCACGGGCGATAGGTGATCCATATACCTTTGAATGGGTGACGATTCCTTAACCGCCAACAACGAACATTGATTAAAGCGCTCTTCCGAGAGATCTCGGAGAGGGGCTATCAAAACGTTGGGAGAGGGGACTTCAACAATCGGATCAAACGAGAGACGCTGCTCTTGTGTGTAATACTGATCGTTGTGCAGTTGCATATCAGAATAGGATTTCTCCAATTCCTCAAACCAAATCCCTACTGCGAGGAAAGCTAATCCGATTTTACTGACGTAATCATCAAAAACTTCCTGGGGGTGTCGAGCTAACTCGATGAGGGTGGGAATCATCATACCTTTGAGGTACTGATGATCCGAGAGATCTGCGTTCATCATTCGAACATGGAGTGGTTTCAAGATAGAATCCAACTCCAGCGGACAATCGTACAGTCTCCGACGTGGAACCCAACGCCACCTCCTTTTACAGAAGACGACGTTCTTTCCATCCTCTAGGAAAGGTTTTTCCGCAGAAATTTCTCCTTTATCACCTAGAGTGTACGGCATATTGTGAGCCGTACAGAACACTTCCATGGAATGCATATTGAACCACGGGACATAAGATTTGCCCGCGGAATCATCGCCCATGTACATCATGCGTACAACCTGATCGAACTGAGGCACCTTGTCAAAATGCAACGTATCGGCGGTGTGATAATACGCACACATGTAAATCAACTTATTCATGATTCCATTGGCCTCGATGGTGACACCGTGACCTGATGTGTTCCAACCACTTATTCCTACGAAAACGCCAACAATACTGATGTATTTTACGGCTAAATCCTCGAAATAAGTTTGGATGGCACGTACATGCCAACCTTCTGCGCCAAAGCTCAGAGCGAATTGAGCGAAGATAGACCCGACCGCACGAATGAGCTGAGCGCTCATGCGTACATCGTATTTGCTATAATCACCAGCCAA